TACCGTAGAGTCCTATAATTTTCATACTGTATAGTTAGTCAATACTAATTCTTTACGATCCATTTGTTCTAACATATATTTACCCACTGATCTCATGGTATATGTGTGATCAAATTCAGATGCATTCCAATTTACAAAACGATCACGAATTAACTGTGATGAATTATAAGATATTATATGATCTGCACATGCATCATCACAATCTGAAGCAAACTGATCATGATCAAACTTTTTATGCATAGCACCTTTTCTACCATACAGGTTTGATGATATCTCATATGGTGGATCAGAATATATGAAGACTGTAGGATCATCAGTTAAGAGATCTGTATATGTACTATTAGTTATCTTCCAATGCTGAATTAATTTTCCATACTCTGCTAGTTTTTCAATTCCTCTATAAGAAAAATTAGATTCTGATGCCTGTGGAGAAAAAGAACTCGACTCAGTAAGACCAGAAAAACTACACTTATTGGTAACATAAAATGCTGCTGCTCTTTCTCTATTAGTTAATCCTTTATTGTTTATATCTTCTTTTGCTTGTTCAAATAATTCTCTAGCAGTATCTCTATCTGGATGCAAGTTTTTTATTTTCCAAACTGAGTTCTGCAATGCCTCACCATCATGCTGCAACTCCATCCAAAAGTTTGCTAATGGTTCGTATAAGTCATTAACCCATACTTTAGTATCAGGAAATCTTTTAGTCCATTCTAAAGCAAACGAACCACCTCCTAGAAATGGTTCGCGAAATTCTTTGTAATCAGATTTATTATAAGGATAATAACCAAATAATTTCTTAACTGCTCTAGACTTTCCACCAGGATAACGAAGGGGAGTTTTCAATTGCTTCATGCTGCAAGTTCAAATAAAGTAGGTCTATGAAGAAAAAATTCTGGATAATGTTGATAGACTTGTTTACTATACTCTGCTGATACTAAACATGATCTAATATCAGTTCCTTCTTGTCTTCTTCGTTGTATAGAAGCTCTATCAAGACATGGATTTTTCATCTTTGCAAATGCACCATCAGGATTAGTTGTTAATCCTATGGTTGGAACTTTAAAGATGAGAGTCCTCCAACATGTCATTAAAACATGATAGAAAACATCAGTGTTTTCTTTTGTACGAGGAGGAGAGTTATTACCAGAAGTTTGGAATCTAAAGTCAAAGATTGCTCTATGCTTTATTATACCACGCTTTTTCATTCCGTAGTCAAGACTATGTTTATATACAACTTTTTTTACTTGTGCTCTCTCTAATCCTTCTTCCTCAATTACAAGATCAATTCCTTGATCTATATGAGGTATGGAATAGTTAATTTTGTTTCTTAGTAGATACATCTCTACTGCTTTTTCACATGCCCCACCATTAAAAGAGTGATCACAATTTTTAGCATTAAAATCTTTTATTATTTCTCCTTCTAATAGAGGAGGCATTACTGGAACTATACGAGACATAATATTATTCTCCAGACATTTTAGCAACTAACTTGTCTGCTAAAGCATCAATCTCTTCATCAGTTGGAAAGACAGGATAGTCCTCAGGATCCTGTTCTATACCCATATCAGAAAGATATTCGTATCTTCTTTGTGCTTCAGAAAAACGATTCTGAAGTCTGTTTTCTGCCATTGTAAGGCACTCCATACGGAGTTCGTAAGGATTACGAGCCATAGTTTTTAATTGTAATTTGAGTCTGTATTTGTGTCTGTGTATGTAAGATATTTCTTACACTTCAAATACTGTATTATATATACAGGTTTAGTAAGTTTCCTGACTAATTGTTTCCCAAATGACATAATCATCAGGATCAAGATCTTTTAAGAATTGTACTCCATCATTCTCATAATCCTCTGGTTTAGGAACAGGTGCATAAAATCCTCTTGGTTCCATCAAACGCTTCTGTATCATGATAGCAATAGTCTTATCAAACCATGCATCTAATGAGGTTGATAATTTTCTATGTGAAGTACCAACATAGAGTTGTCCTGCTACTACAGAACATGTAGCAACACCCCAGAACAGATAATAAAATCCACTCTTAACTTGGTTGCGTAATTTGTTTGATTTAATAGTCATAATTTTTACTTGAACTTACATTCTACCATAATTTCGGTAAGACATGCAAGCATGTTAATTTCCTGATCTGCTACGAATGCCATCTGATATTGATACTTAGCAATAATAAGCACAGCAGCAGCAATACTAGGACCGTCAAGGGATGTGTATAAAGCATCGTAGATACGACGGAAGAGAAGATTAGGATCATTATCCAAATTGGAAACCGTCCACTTCCGAACCGATGGGAAATCCTTCTCTTTGAGTTTCTTAATGAGATCATTTACTTTTACATCTGAAAATTCTGCAAGGATTGCTGAGTCTATTATACCACCAACAGAGTATCTTTGGCATTCATTTAAGACTCTTCTCCAGTCTGGAAAGTGCTTGTTAATTAATTCAACAATAACCTTCTTATCAGATTTAATTTTTTCTACATTTAATATTTCGTTGAGTCTTTGGAAAAATGATGCTGCAATTTTCTGCTTCTCTTTACCTTTGATACCAAACTCTACAACAGCACATCTAGAATGTAATGGTTCTATAATTTTATTCTTGTAGTTACAAGTAAAAATAAATCTACAGTTGTTATAAAAAGACTCAATGTTTGCTCTTAATAATAACTGTACATCATGTGTTGTATTGTCTGCCTCATCAATAATGATTACCTTATGAGTGCTAGTTTGTGATAGAGAAACAGTTGATGCAAAATTCTTTGCCTGATTTCTTACAGTATCAAGAAACCTACCTTCATCAGATCCATTAATAATAATGTAGTCGCATGATAATTGTTCACAAAGTGCTCTTGCAATAGTTGTCTTACCACATCCTGCAGGACCAGCAAGTAATAAATTAGGTATCTCACCTTTATCTACAAACTTCTGAAAAGTATTCTTTATACTATCAGGAAGTATACACTCATCTATAGTCTTGGGTCTATACTTTTCGACCCAAAGAAATTCAGTTTTCATTACAAAAGATTCAATGAAATAATAATACGATCTTGGTTACTATCATGTGGTGGTGCCATATGCAACAGACCACTTGGGAAGATTACCAAGTCACCTTCTTCAACTGCAATAGAATTAGTATCACGACTACCAGATTCTGCTGCAAACGGTGAAAAGAACAAAGTACTTTTATGTACCTTTGGGTTTATTCTAGCATAAAATACACAAGAATAACCAACAGTGCCATGATCATGAGGAACATGATAATCTCTGCTCTTATATCTTTGACACCAAAGACCACTTACATGAGTAAATTTGTACTGAGAAATTTTTAAAAATTCATCTAGATACGGTTGTGTAATCTTTAAAAAATCTTCGGCATATGGAGGTGCTGATTTATTAAAGTAGTCTGTGTAATCAATATGCGTGTGTTGAAAATTTGTACTGCTGTTAAAGGGAACCATAGACAATATACGGTTCCCTTCTTTTTTCCATTCAGTTATATTAACCTTATGGATATAAACACTAAAAAGTGGTAATGACTCAATCCGCATATGTTGAATCTGGTTCCAATGCTATAAAGTAATCTAAATTATACTTGCTGTTGGTAAACTTAGCAAGATTCTTTCTAGAAATTTGAACTTCATATGAACCAGGAATCAACTTGATATTTTCAATCTTGAAATTAAATTCAAATATACTGTCGGTCTCCCCAACAACAAGAGAAAACTCATTAGAGTTATCATTCTTCTTGTCACGAACTGTCAAAGTAATATTCTTCCCATTACCAACAGCAGCAAGATCTGGCAACTGATATATTGAAGATGCCTTAAGCAACTTCTGAAGTTGAATACTATCCAACTGGAATGATACATCAGGGTTAGTTAATTCAATACCTTTCTCTGGTGGAGATATGATCACCTCAGGATCAGCAAAAGCAAATTTTACTTTGGTTGTTTCACCTTCACGAAGAATCATATAAGACTCATTCCTAAGATCGATGTCTGGGTCATTCATAAGATTGACACCATTTAAGAACTGTGGGAGATCATATATCCCAAATTCTTTTTCAAAGTTTTCATCAACTTCTGCCTCTGCAAGGATGTTCTTCATCACAGATATTGTACGAAGTTTAGATCCTTTTTTAACCAAAATAGATTGATTAATAGAAGAAAAGTTTTCTAAGAGGTCGATAGTTTTTTCAGATAGTTTCATATCCATTGGTTAAGAGTCCTTGTCTAATTCTTCAAAGTGGTATAATAATACAGCATAGTGTATTATCTTCTGTATGTCAAGTTTTGCTGTTCCTTTTTTATCATATCGAGATGCATACTTAAGTATGTTACTACGACAGAATGCTGATGCATCCCCAACAGAATCAATAAGATCTAGAGTTTGTATTTTATTAGAGTAATGTTTGGAATATGTTTTTCCAATATACTCTTTCATACTATCTAATATCTCATCTTCGTTGTACTTGTACTCAGGAGATTCTTCAGCGATTGTGTATGTTGATTTCCCTTCAGTAAAATGATGCATATACTGGTCATCTATATCTGCAGGTTCTTCTGGTGGCCATGGCGAACCAGGAGTCCATTCAAACCCACCAGTTCTTTCGATCCATTCTAGATCATCATCATTCATAAGTGGGTAATCCTCCTCAAAGGTTCCGTCTAGTATAGATGCTGCTAGACTCCATGCATTTACCATTATATCACTCCTAAGTGTTTGAGTCAACCATATACTTCTTTAATGTTAAAATTAAAAGAGAGAGTTTTTCTTATTTCATTATTTTTATGTGGACGAACTCCATGTAAAACATGACTAGGAAAAAAAATTATATCTCCTTTTCTAACTGATGGTTCATGAGTATCTGAATAAGATATTAAATCTTCATACTCTTCTGAAAAGTTACAAGAATTTCTATCTATAAAAAATAATTTTCCAAAATCAATCCCATCATTTGCAAAAAATACACATGAAATATCATGTCCTGAGTGATCATGAATCTCTTGAAAATAACCTTTCTTATACAAATTTAACCAAGGGTCATACAATGTATAATCAAAATCTTTTTCTAATTTATTACCAAAGATTTTTATACTTGGTTCTAACAGATATTCAAAATTGTTATTTTCAAGTGGTATTCTATCAACTGTACAATGTTCTCCCCATTCAAAGTAATCGTTATTTACTTCTTTAGTGTTACATACATTTTCAATTGTAGATATTAACTCATCTGCATTAGGGGCAGGAAAAATTAAATAAAATTCAGATAAAAATAATCCTCCTCCTTCTACCAACATTATATCACTCCCTAATATTTGAGTCAACTTGTATGTTGAATATATTATAACTCATAGTTATCCTAGTAACATCACTTGTAAATGGATACACAGTATGTTTTAACTGTGCAGGGAATACAAATATGTCACCTGTCCTAGGAACTACTTTATAACTTCCAGTATACATGTATCCAGAAGGACCGTCAAGAAATTCTAACTGACCAGGACAAGGCATATTAGTTTTGTCCTTAACAGCATCAGATTCTTCTTCTATCTCTTTGGGAACATCAATCATTATAATAGAAGAAAGTTCACCACTGTGAACATGAACAGGATTGAATTCATTTTTCTTTTGAAAATTCATCCAAGGACCATTACCACAATTAAAAGTAAGTCTTGACATTGGTGGATCTGGTTGTCCTAACATATCTTGATTTCTTCTTTGTAAACATCCTGCCATATACCTAAAAATGTGAGGATAAATTTCCTTCACAAATCTATCAGGATCAAGTTCACATTGTAATTGATCATCTATATTACCTGCTAAATCCCATCCAACATTTTCATTTTTAATTTTTGTTTGGACAGATGCATCAACAAGAAAATTTAAAAAGTCCTCTGATATCACTTCATGTAATATCAAAGGACCAAAAGGTTTAATTAGCATCTTCAGATTTAAGATCTACATCTGCATCTACCTTATCATATAAGTCAAGGAAAGCAGATTTTGTTTCATCATCGAAACGATTTAAGCAAACTTGGATTGCTTTGAGTTTGTCACCCCAGATAGCATAGGCACGAACAATATGAACTAACCTACGAGTTGAGATGATCTCATCAACACCACCGTCAAAGAATGTCTTACGAATGATGTCTGCCCAATCTACTAGATGCTTGCAGAATGGAATATCTTCACACTCTTTCTCAAGAATCTTTTGCTCGATAGAAACACTAGGATATGATTGCTCAAATGTTACTGGGAATCTCTCAAGGAATGCTTCGTTAAGAACATTAGTACCGATGAATCTACCATCGTCAGAACCTTTACCTTTTGTGTTAGCAGTAGCAATAACATTGAATCCCTTAGCAGGAAGAACATGCCTACCAATCTTTTTAAGGAATACTCCTTTACCTTCTAGGATAGATTGTAAACATAGTATCTTGTTAGATGCTAGATCGATCTCATCTAAAAGGAGGACAGCTCCTCTCTCCAATGCTTCGACAACTGGACCGTTATGCCATACTGTGCTACCATTGACAAGACGGAAACCACCAATAAGATCATCTTCGTCTGTTTCGATTGTGATGTTAACACGAATAAACTCTCTCTTTGTTTGAGCACATGCTTGTTCTACAGAGAAGGTCTTACCATTACCTGATAGACCTGTGATGAATGCAGGATAGAATACCTTGGACTTAATGATCTTTCTGATATCATTGAAGTTGCCAAATTTAACAAAGTGATCATCTGTATCTGGAATAAGATTTAGACTCTGTACTGGTTGAGCAGAAGGTGCTGAATAATTTTTCTCTAGTGCTTCTGCCACAGTTAATGTCCACTTACCACGAGTAACTTTACGGAACTCTTTAAGTTTGTTGACACGCTTTGTAACGCTTTGCACTTGTACATCAAAGTGTGCTGCTGCTTCATTTATTTGCTTACTAGTAACTTCCTTAACAGTATCGTTTTTTGTTAAGAATGAAATCAAGTCTTCGTTTGAAAATTTTGCTTGGAAAGCCATAATGTTGTCTCGTATATGTATATATTATACTGTAAAACAAGGGGGAATAAACCCCCAAGTGGACAGTTTGTTAAGCGACCATCTCAACGAATTCGCCTAATACTTTTTTGTTCATCTTTTTGTTAGTGAAAGACTTTTTAAAAGCAGATCTGATTTGTGCTTTGGTTGCATCCTCAGCAACTTCAAACTCAGTAGTATTTGAAAGATTGTTGGAAGAAAGAACAAAGAATGAATCGTATCCTTGATTCTTGATAGTGAAGGACTTATGCTTTTTCCAATCAGCACGAGCACGATCTCTACCGTCAAAATCAGGAATGTAGTGAGAGATCATAGATGAAAGATCTCTGGCACCAAGTAAACGGAATCCTACAAAATTAACTTGAGGGAAAGATGACTTAAGATCTTCTAATAAGACCTTAGTAAACTTGAAATAAATGTCACTCAACCTACGAGTATAACCATTGTGTCTTAGGAAACAGTTGCTACGAATATGCTTATGACGCAATTCTGGTCTCTCTTCCCAATCACGCTGAACCATTGCAGTTCTACAAAGTGAACTTGCTTCACCATCAGTAAGTACAACACAGTTTACTTTCTCAACTCCAGTATTCTTTTGGAACTGAGGGATGATCTCATGAAGAGAAATTAATGCTTCATTTAAAGGAGTGCCAGATAGTGACATTCTTCTAGGAGTAACACCATGTCTAGTATGAAAACCTTCTGCTATCTTCCAGATATTCAACATCTGTCTCTCACATTCTTTAGCATTACAGTTGCTACTAAGAAGATTCATCAAACAGAAATGATCTTCAATGTATAATTCATCTGCACCTTGCTCTTCACGAGCAGGTCTATCATCTTTCATACCATAGTAGTACCACTCGTTAGTAAATGCGTAAACCTCATATGGGATGCCGACTTTGCGAGAAAACCATATCAAATTGTACATCTGTTTTACAGTGTTTAGTAACACATCTGCCATAGAACCAGACCAATCTAGTACAAAAACCAAGCCATGATTCTTACCATCAGGAAGAACTGTAATCTTCTTGAATATGTCATCGTTATACTTGTACTGGTGTAGTTTTAAGCAATCAAGAACTCCAGTTTTAGAAGTCGCAGCACGAGCATATGCAGATGCTGCTTTTTTCATTTCAAACTCTTTAACAAGATAACTAACTTCTTTACCAGTTGATCTCTTGAACTTTTGATATGCGTCTTCAGACTCTTTGTGCCATTCTTTTACCCAATTAGCACCACCATATCTTGCAAGATCTTCACCCATTCTCTCTTCATAGGTATTCCAATCATCTTCAATATATGAGTGAATCTCATCTACAGGAACTACAGTTCTATTGACATCAATTTTTGGAAGACTTAGATAAACTGGTGTCTCACGATTAGGGTCATACTTACCTGCTAGTTCTTCTAATTTTTCTGCTAGTGAGTCTACAGTTTTAGTCTCAAAATCATTAGTAGCATGAGTACCACCTGTTGTACCTCTGAAGTTAAGATCTTGTATATCATCGTCATCATCTGCTTCAGTATCATCAAGATCGAAATCTCCATCTATATCTTCTGGTTTAAGATTGTTACCTTCACCTGTTGTTTCTTCTTTCTCTTCTTCTGATTTCTCTGCTAACTCATTTAGTAAGTCATCTAAATCCATAGGATTAGAAAGACCACCTTGAGCAACACCTTCTTTTGAAACTACTTTCTCTACAAACTCTAGATCTTTAGTTTGGTTCTCTTCGATAAAAGCACTTAGTCTTTTTGCTGCTTGTAATGCATCATCAAATGTTTCAGACTTACCTATAATATCTACAATCTCTTTCTCTTTGTTAGAGAACTTGATGTTTAAGAATGCACCTACTTTGAACCATAGATTGATACGATCAGGGAAACTATATGATGCAAGATCTTCACCTTGAGTCTCAAAGAAATCATCATCATTTAACTGTGTATATCCTCTACTGAATGTTTTGTTTAGACCTGCATATCTTCTCTTCATTAACTTCTCAATACGAGCATCTTCTGTGATGTTTACTAAAGATGGATTAAGATCTTTGTACTCATCTTCCATGAACCAGTTACGAGGGTCAGTATAAAGTGCATGACCAACCTCATGTGCTACTAGAAGATCATATACATCTTCAGAATTAATTTTCCACATTGGTAGAGTAAGAACTCTACGCTCTACATCGAAAGATGCAGTAGTCACATCTCTATGCTCGATGATCAAATTTTCTGTTGCTAGGAGTTTGGCAAGTTTACCTTTAATTTCGTGAAGCATTTTGTCTCGTCTTGTATACTACTAGTATAACAAAAAAATAGAGGGTAAAAACCCTCAAGTGGACACTTTAATATACTGTCACATTACGGTATCATGCATGCACAGGTCAATCTGTAAAATGGTGTGTCTACTAGTATAGGCATAGCATCATGTAGTTCAGTAGATTTGAATGCTATAAAATCACCAGGTTCAAAAGTAAAAGTCTCTTCTTGGATTTGTAATTCTCCACCCCAAGACTTATCCCATTGTGGAGTCATGAATCCAATGATACTCCAACTATATTTCTTGCTACCAGTACCATCAGTATGGAAACAAGGTATGTTGCCTTTCCTTTGGGCATTGAAAACTACCGACTCTATATCATGTGTAGGTAGTTCAAAACCATATTTATCTCTGATCTTTTGTTTGACATTAACCATCGTTGCAATCATATATGCAGCAATAAATTCTGAATGTATTCCATTAGGATCTTTTGCAACAAATCTAGGATATGCTAGTATTGGATTATCTGCATTAGCATAACCACCACCAATATGCCAACATGGATTATTCATCAAATGATCATAGACCTGTTTGATCTCTGTATAATCTAAAACATTCTTAGCAATATATGCTTCTTTCATGACCACAATCTCCTTAACTGACGAACATCAGTTACACCATATAATGCCTTGACAGTTGCTTCTGCATCCTCTCTTAAATTGGATGGTGAAAAGAACTCTACTCTTGTTAATCTATTTGATTGTAACATTATTTGTGCTGTCCATTTAGTCTCTTTCATAATTAACCCTCAACCAAAGACTTACTAGACATATAAGAGAACCCACCTTTCTTAGTAAATTCTATTACAGTATTGAACTTATCTAACATATCAATCTTATGAGAAATCACAAAGACATTTGAATCTGCAATAACATATCTAATAATCTTATTGAATTCTTCTGTACCTACACTATCTAGTGATGAATCAAACACCTCATCAAGTATAAGAAGATTTGTATTTGCAGAATTTTTAAACCTAGCAACCTCTCTCCAAGCGAAAAGAAGTGCTAGGTCAATACGCATTTTCTCACCCTCTGAAAAAGATGAGTATGTAAATTTATCATGAACTGGACTCTGAACAGTTTCAGTAAACTCTTCATCCAATTTAAAATTGATATAGAAATCCATCATCTGCAAGTAACGATTGACTTGCTGATTAATGAGTGGTAAATATTTCTTGATGATCTTAGACTTCACTCCACCATCTCTAAGAAGAGAGAATGCAAAGTCTTGGTATTTTATATCTTCTTTTTTCTCTACGAGTTCATCAAATACTTGTTGAAGATCATCCTCGAATCTTTTTAGTTTCTCATGTTCAGAATTTCTACCTTGAAGTTGTTTGGTAAGAGTTTGAATTTCTTGTTGTAAATCTCCTGTCTGTCTCTGGTATCCAGTAATGCGAACATTGTTCTGAGAAATGCCATGTGATAGATTCGTAATCTCCTTGGAAAGTGTGAGAAAAAGACGCTCTCTCTCTGTTTCTTCTTTTATCGACTCCTCAAGCTTCGTATAGCCGTCTCTGAGTTCCTTTGCCTTATTTTGAGCGTCTTCGATTTTATTTAGACGAAAGTTTTCTTCAATAGGTTGGGTGCATGTAGGACATGTGACATTATCGTTAAAGAACTTATGTTCCTTTGTAATAACAGATACTTTCTCAGTTAACTTAACCTTTAATTTTTCTAGTGTCTTCAACCGTTTTGGAGATTCATTTACCTCTGATAATTGTTTGTTTTTTGTAACAATTTGGTCTTCGATTTCTATATTTTCATTAAGTAATTTGTCAACTTCTAGATTAATTTTTGTAATTTTTCCTTCATTTTTCTCTATATTTTTTTCACCCCTATCTTGCAACTCTTTTAAGAAATCCTCTTGCATAGATATCTTTTCTTTTATGGTATCTTTCTTAGTATTGAGTATCTTAATCTCATCTCTAATGTCTTTGATCTTATCTTTAACAAGGTTCCACATTGCAGAGAAAATTTTAATATCTAATAGATCTTCAATAACCTCTCTACGATGAGAAAGAGATAATTGCATGAAAGGAATAAAATTACTACTACCTAATATTACAATTTGTGTGAATGATTTATAATTTAATTTTAATATATGATCTTCTAATATTTTTTGGTTAATCCTATCATCTGCTTCTTTGTTTCGCATCTCACCATTGATTTCTATATCAAATATATTTGGTTTGATACCACGACGAACAAGATAACTTTTAGTTCCTATTTTAAATTCAACTTCTACTAGAGTTCCTTTCTCGTTAGAACTATTAACCATTTGAAGTTTTGTTATTCTTCTGTATGGTTTGTTAAACAGCACAAAACACAGGGCATCTAGCATGGTAGATTTTCCTGCACCATTTGCTCCTACAACAAGAGTGGTTCCAGTCTTGTCAAGTTGTATATTAGTCCATTGGTCTCCTGTACTCAGGAAATTTTTCCAACGAACTTTCTCAAATTTTATCATCTAGTGGTGGAGGTACAACGATATCGTTAGGTGTAATTACAGTGTACTTATAATTATACATCTCACAGGCAGAAATTGCAACACCCTCATCAATTTCTATAACCTGCATTTGGACTCCATGATCAGAAAACAACTGAGATGAGTATCTTTCTGCATCATCTTGTTGTTCAAAGATAAACAAAACTTTTTCTCCAGCCTTATCCTTTACAGCATAAGCACCTTCTTTTGTTTGTTTATCTGAGGTTAGTAAATACATTACTCGACTTCTGAAGCTTTAGTGTATAAGTTTTTGAACATGTCTTTTGCTCTAGATTTGTCTAGATTATCTTCAGACTCATCAATATATGTATTTAATATTGACAAGGTATTTTCCTCACTCACATCAATATCATCATCGCCATGTAACCATCCATTATTGTAATCAAAATTTTCGACGATTTTTAATTCTTCAACATTAGAAGATTGAATCTTATCGATAAACCTTTCAAATGATTTGACATCACTTTTTTTCTGAACAATTACTTTGACTATCTTCCCTTCTAGTTCTCTACTATCAAATGTTTGATAAGGTGTATCATCATAATAAACATTATAGAACATACGATAAGGATTATTAACTGATTCTAGTTCATAAGTTTCAGTATCAAAGAAATGGAATCCTCTATCATCTTCTACATCATTCCAATACATTTCATATGGATTACCAAGATAAAATACCTGACCATCATTACTACGAGTATGATAATGTCCACTAAAGACTCTATCAAATTTTTGTAAGTGTTCTATATCTTGTCCTCTTGTTTGTTCAAATCCTTTGTATGGAGAGAAACCATTTAACTCTAGATGACCACAGGCAACTTTTGCTTTAGATGCTTTGATTTTTCTTAGCATTGATTTTTCATTTTCTTTATTCATCCAAGCGAGGAAGGCAAATTTGGTGCCTCCAATTGTATACTCAGCAAAGTCTCTGATAGGAATAATATTATTATATTCTCGTAATAATAAGTCAATAGTGTTAACTGTGTTATTATTTTTGTAGTACGCAGTGTGATTCCCAACAATAGAGTATACAGCAATTCCCATATCTTGTAACCTATCGAAGTAATTTTCTTTAGCCCATTTGAGAGACCAGAGATCAATGTTCCTCCTATTGTCGAAAGTGTCTCCCATATCGATAAGAGTTGTGATGCCTTCTCTAGCAATCGCAGGGAAAAAAATGTCTTCATAAAATTTTTGAAAATACTGGTGGAACTCTACGCTACCTTTTCTAGCACCGAAATGCTGATCTGTTATAATTGCTATCTTCATAAAAAACTCTCCAATGTACCTTGTCTAGAATTTACTCTGTCTTGTATTAGACTACCATAACCCTCATGCAATTCGCAACCTATGTAGTCTCTGCCTAGTTTCTTAGCAACCATAGCAGTGGTTCCAGATCCCATGAATGGATCAAGAACAATGTCACCTTTCTCACTTCCTGCAAGAATGCATGGTTCAATTAAGTCAGGTGGGAATACAGCAAAGTGTGCTCCTTTATATGGTTTGTTAGTTATTGACCAAACAGACCGTTTATTTTTTGTAGGGTAAGACTTGGATAACCCACTATGAGGAGCCAAGCCAGTGCCAGGATTGTGGTACTTACCTTTACTGCGATCCCTTGTTCCCCAGTCTTTTGCTGGTTCTTTAATTGCTTCATTGTCGTAAAAATACTTTTTGTTTTTGCTTAAAAGGAAAATGTATTCATGTGATTTTGTACATCTATCCTTCATACTTTCTGGCATTGGGTTTGGTTTATGCCAAATGATATCCTGTCTAAGATACCATCCATCTGCTCTTAATGCAAATGCAAGCATCCAAGGAATACCAATCAAATCCTTTTCTTTTAGTCCTTCTAATTTATTTGCTCTTCTATTACAATTTTCTGGTAGATCTTGATTGGTTTTACTAACAGTTTGCTTAGGTAATCCTCCAGTACCAGGTCTATAGTTATAGTATGAGTCTCCTATGTTCAACCACAGTGTACCATCATCTGTTAGAATATTTCTTACCTCTCGAAATATCTCTACTAGTTTTTGAATATACTCTTCTGGAGTTGATTCCAATCCTATTTGATCGCCCTCGCCACCATAGTCTCTTAGACCATAGTAAGGAGGAGATGTAACACACATCCTAGGTTTCTCATCAAATTCTTTAAGGGTGTCTAAACAATCCCCAAACAAAATTAAGTCTCTCATCTATTAGAATTTCTATACTGGATGTTATCTTTAATTGTATTATAGTCTGAAGCACTTCCACTTGCACCTTCTTCTACAACCATGACCTGATCGAATCCTGTCTTCTCTATTATCTTAGTTTTTATCTCAAGTTGCTTCTTCTCCTTCTGTATGCGTCTCAGAAAGGCATAATAGATTATCTGTGTAAAGTATGCAAAAGGATTAGTAGACTTCTCAGGATTGAAATTATGGATGTATTGAACGCAATTCTCTATACCATCGCCGATCATGTCCTCTCGGAACATGTAATTTACAAAGTTCGGTTTATACGACAAATGAGTTGCAATTTTTAAAAAACAATCACCCAAATAATTACTGATTAATGGTGGTTCCAGACCCTTCTCTTTTGCAATGGCACACTTATTTCTGTAGACTACCATTGCCTCTAATAGCTCTTTATTATTGACATAGTGATCCGATCTTTTGCGTGGCATAGTTCTTATCTGTATAAGGGTATTATAGCACAGCTTGACAAAAGTTCAAATCCCCATTAGAATAACTTTGTAGAAGTTCAGAAGGATTGTAGCTAAGTATCTGTTGCTATTCCTACGGACTTATTTTCCTGAGAATCTAGAGCAAATATATTTTCTAATTTTTTCTTGGCATCTTTAACGGTTCCTTTGTATCCCATTTTTTCCGAGGGGCGAGTTTTTTTGCCTTTATTTTTAAATACAGGACCGTACTTCTGTTCTAATTTTTCTGCTAGGTAATTGCAGTAATACTCTATCATGTCATGGTCTTCATCAATCTCTGTCATTGTAACAACTTTGTTGTAATTGACAAAGAAGAAATCATCGTTAGGAATATGTAACCAAGGTTCCACTCTTACATACGAGCCTCTCGCTCCGTGGATAACTTGTATGACAACAGGATCTTGTAGTATCAGAGTTTCTGGTGCTTCAGGGTCTATAGTCACTATGGCAAATATCTCCTCGCCAGTAACTAATTTAATTGTACTATAGAATTCGTCTTCCATTATTTACTCCTGAAGTTAATAGTTATCATATCATAGTTAAAATTTTCTTCTTTATAGATTTTAATTCTTTCGATGAGATGATTCAAAGTGTAGTTTCTACTTGATAGATAAGTGCAATCATCTGCTATATCATATAGGGTTGCACTAAATTTGTTATTAGATTTACGAAGCACTCTACCAATACTTTGTAAATTTCTTATTCTGGATTTAGATGGAGATGCAAAGATTACATTATGTAAGTTCTTAATGTTAATTCCAGTTGAGAAGGTGCCGTAAGAGGCAACGATGATAGCATCTTTTTCTTTCTCTGCAATTTCACGAACTTGTTCTCTGTCTTGAACATCCACCCCTCCGTGAATAAAGAAAACCTTTTGGGTTTCTTCCTTGTCACTATTTATCTTATCAAAAAGTATTTGTCCGTGGTTTTCCACCCTAGCAAAAAGGACTAAAGTATTTCCTTTTAAGTCTAATGCTAGATTTTTAATAAAATTATTCCTACGGTCATTACTAATCAAGTAATCTATTTCATCTTGATAGTTAGAAAATTTTATCTCATCATGTTTTAGTAAAAGAATCTTTGCCTGTAATTTTGCAAGATAACCTTTTTCCATCAACTCATCAGTACGAACTACTTTGTAAGAAGGACCGAACAAGCCTTCAAGAACCCATTTATGTGTTTGTGTACCACTCAGTGTACCAGTAAAACCAAATCTATATTTCGCTAAATGAAGTTTTGTCATGATTTGTGTCAAAGATTTTGCTTTGAATAGATGTGCCTCATCTCCTATTACAACTTCAAATCTTTCAAAGTACTTTCTTTCTAACTTATAGATAGATTGCCAGGTAGTAATAACAACTGGAGCACTTGGTTCTTTATCTCTTCCAGCATAAATTCTTTGACAATATGAATCAGCATCCCACCCATATTCCGAGAAGTCTTTATGCATCTGCTCTACCAGAGATGTCGTTGGAACAACTATCAGAATATTTTTCTTTCGTTCTGCAAAGTAACGAACTACTGAGTAAATCATCAAAGACTTGCCAGAGGCAGTGGGCGATATCACTAACCTTCTATTGTGTCTTAGAGCATCGTATACTCCCTCAACTTGGTATTTCCTTGGGCGATGATTTGAGATACGATTAATATATTCTTTAACACCTTCTTTTGATATTAGTTCATTCTCTTCATAAGGAGTACCAAAAAATTTACTGTCTATAAATTCATATTCATATCCATGTCTCTGACAAAACGAAACTAACTTATCTAACAATCCAACATATAACTCTCTAGTATGAGTTGAAAACAAACGAATCTTTCCATCCCAATATCGTTTCCGATACTGCTTCATGTATTGTGCTCCTTCTATGTCGAAAGAAAAATGATCCGACAGTTCTTGATACACATGTGGTTCAGACTGAATCTTTAGAAAGACTTCATTCTTTTTAGAAATAACAACCTTACTCATGACTATCCAGACCTAAAGTTGTGCCAATCAATAATATTTTTTAACTGATAACTTCTGTTCCCTACCTGTTTAATTATATCCTCAAGATAGGTAAGCATTACATCGTAGTATTTAATTTTTAAAGTTGACTGCTGTACCTTCTCATCAGCATCCATATATCTTTTTAACGCATCTTTCTCTCTAACTTTAAAAGGAAAAGGTTCGGCCTGATACACTTCAGGGTCGGATTTTCCTGAGTAATAGTTCCATCTTTCCAAACGAATCTTATTATCTACTGTTATAGATCTCTCTCTAAGTAACTTTATATTATTGTACAGGTCAAAATACTTTGCATGAAGAGATGGTATCTTTGCTGCTTCGTCATGTAAATTGTCTTGATCAATCTGTGCGTCTTTAGACCACATACTTTGTATAGTTTCAAGATTCATAAATTAAGTGTCAACTTCAATCGTATAGAACAGATACTTAAATGTTGCAGTAGCTGTAAAGTATGTATAATCGTTTTCGGTGGCAGTAAATTCTAGTGATGATAATGATATTGGGAATAAATCTCTAAATTTTACACGGGTGCTTACATTAAAATTACTATTCAAAATTGACAATGTACCATCACTAAACTGTTCCTTAACATCTTTTTGACCATCTGATTGTGTAATCAACTCTTGGAACTCAGATATACTTTCTGGATAACCTAAACCATATATCCAGTTATGGATTTCCAAATAATTTTCTAAGTTTTCATCTACAATAAAATCTAAAGTTAAATCTTCAAATTCTATGTTGTCACCAGGTAAATCAATCTTTTTTAGATAGTTACCAAGTTGGGGTGTAGGTAAATTTATACCAGGTATCTTTGCACTATTGGAAAAGAAATCAACCTTAGGCGTTTTAACTATATTAAATTTAAAACCAACAGGAGACAAATAATTTTTATTTGTAACTTGTTTAGCAAAAAATGACTGAGATAAAGGATTAGTTGCTTGCGTCATTATTTTAGACAGGTCTCCATATAGTATATTTAGATAAAAAAAGAGACCCCCTAAGGAGTCTCTTGAGAAATATATAAGCGTCTCGCTTACATAAGGTTCTTAACAACTGTTCTCTGATAGTAACGGTTGCTGTTAGATGTGATTCTACCAAGACCTTGAGCAGTTCCTTCAGCGAATGGGTTTGAAACAAGACCGTATCTTGTCTTAAATCCAATTTTAGGTTGGAAGGTTCCGTCGTTCACGGCTCTGACCATTTGTAGAGGTACATATGGGCAGTAGAATAATCCAGCGTCATAAGGAGATGTTCCCTTATAACCAACAACATAGTACTGGTTCTGAGCACTGTTTGCTGAGAATGGATCGATATACACTCTGTACTTACCGTTGATAGTACCAGCAAATGTATTACCAGTATCGTCAACCTGTAGGTTAGCGTTAAGAGCAGGAGTGTAATCAAGTACACCAGCCATGGTTAGAGCAGATGCTACATCAGCACTTGTCATGATGATGTTACCCTTTCCACGACGAGTCCTTTGTGCGATTCTGTTAGCATCTCTTTCGATGTTGAACAGAAGACCCTTGAACTTCTCAACTGACCATCTACCATTGGAGTCAACATCTAGATCAAAGAATCCAGCGTTGGCAACATTGACTTGTGATCCTGCTTCAGCAGTCTTATAGATTGTTCTTATAACTTCTCTGTTAATCTCTGCAAGAATTTCAGAAGAAAGTATGTTTGCTAACTCAGCCTCAGCGTTCAATCCGTGGATTGCACGAAGGTCTTGAGCAAGTTCCATGCTGTACTCTGCCTTTAGTGCTCTAGACTTAGCAGTAACAGTAACTTTCTCGATGGAGAATGCCATCTCGTTGAAGTCACCGTTAGTACCGTCACCTAGTGCCTCAGAGTCACCAGTTGCCATACCTTGACCGAGTGAATACTGTGCTTGAACTGCATCAGATGCTGTTCCTTCAAGTATCGCAGGGTTTGTTCCTCTCTGAACTCCAGTAGAACCGAAACCAACAGTACCATCATCGTCAGTAGCATCGGTGTAATCACCTTGAGTTGCCTGACCAATGTTAGTTCCTGCCTTGTTTGCAGAGAATGCAGAATCTGGTTCGTTGAAGAATGATTCTGTTCCACCCTGATCGGTGTATCTGGATCTCATTGCGAAGATTAATCCAGTAGGACCATTCATTGGTTGAACACCTGCTAACTCGTATGCAACGAGGTTAGGCATTGATCTTCTAATCAATGAAATTAATACTGGGTCGAAACCTGCAGTAGGACCTGTGGATGCTGAATCTGCACCGAATGCACCTGAAGCACCTACAGCGTTACCACTGTTTGTAGGAGCTGCCTCAGTAAGCATTCCGTTTCCTGATTCAAATGCTTGTTGTTCTTTTAGAAAACGCTCTTGGTTTTCAAGGAGAACCGCCGTTGTTGAGCGTCTGTGGGAATCCTTAATAGGATCAACCCCTTCAGCGTCGAGAAGTGGACCCCACTTCTCCATTAGTTGTTCTGCGTTGTACATCGTACGGGGAAAATTAAATTTGCGAGTTATTTGGCCATTCCAAGGGCCTTAAGATAGTTGCTCATTGAACCACTAACTTCTGTTCCTGAACCCTCGGCAGTCACACCCTCAGAGAGAGTTTCGACTTTATTTGGGGAACTTTTTGTTTCACTAGGGAAATAAGATTCTCTAAGTGTAACTAGTTTCTCACGGTATGCTTTTTCACTCTCAAACTCAACACCCTCAGATAACGATCCCAACTTTTCTTTTTGTGTTTCAGCAAGTCCTTCGGCTACTTCACGGAAAATTCCATCTGCTGTAGATTCACCTAGGCGTTTGTTGAGAGAAATGTTTGTTTCGATCTGTTCGTTAAGTCTGGATTCCATTTCATCTAATTTGGAGACCATACTCTCCAATACATCATATTTGTCGTCAGGGATTGATACATAATGATCTTCAAAAAGACTCTTCATTCCACTTAAGAATGATTCTGTCATTTCTGTCTTGAGTCCATGCTCTACTTCAATCTTGTTCTCAGACATCCACTCAGAGGAGACATACTCCAAATAAGCATCAGTTCTTTCGATCAAGTCTGCTTTAGTAGACTCAAGTTGTTCAGACATTGTTTTTTCAAACTCAGCTGTCATTTCTTCTTTAACAGCGTTAACTTTTTCAGTTACTGCTGCCTCGAAGATTGTTTTAGCTTTTGCTTGAAACTCTTCTGATAGTTCTTCACCACCAAATAGAGCAGCAAGATCTTGCTCGACATCCACAGTTGGAGTTGTCTCCTCTTCGGATGGGGTTTCTTCAGCAACTACTTCTGCTGAATCTTCTTTAGCTGGTTCGTCACCTTGCTTAAGAACTTCTGTACCGATAGACTGCATGGCATCAGCTTTACCTGCTCCACGATTTACTACATCAGATACAGTTTTGATTTTGGGTTCTTTAAGCTTGGCTGAGTCGTTATCTGGCTTATAGTTTTGGTTGGTAGGACCTCCCAAATCTTCATAAGACGCAGATGCTCCTGGAGAAGTTGAATCATCAACCTTCTTCATACCGTCGCCAGACTTCGCACCCCTTGTTACAGGATTTTCCATTTCTTGTAATTCCTTAGCGGACATTTGTGAACACTCCGATTAGATCTTGTTATAATCTATGTTTATTTATAAAATGTTAGAGATTTGATAGGAAGTTTTGGAACAATCCTAGCTTATTCTCCTCCAGTTGTTTTTGGTCAACCATAGTATTGACCTTCTTATATGTCTTAGCTGCAAACCTTTCTCTTACTATACCACCATCCCATACCCAATCTTTTCCTTCCATAATACCTTGTACAAAGGCATCAGGTGCGGATGGATCAGCTACAATATCAGCAGCAGTTGCGAGATGAAAATCATCAGAAACAATTTTAACACCTTCGTTATTAGTAGTAAGTGTACCAAGACCACGAGATGATACTCCTAGTTTGACACCCTCATCGATTAGATTCTTAGCAATTCTTCCCATTGGTGTATCAAGGATCTTAGCCTTGCCAATGAAATTTGTACCATTTTCTCTTAGAGAAGTTATTTTATGAGAGACCCTATCTAGATTTACGGTTGGACCTTCGGGATGACCCAATTCGCCAAGAGCACGACCACCAGATATGAAACTTTCATTATATCTTTGAACTTCCTTTCGGAGTGTGTCCATCGGATACATGCGTCCATTACGATTCTTCAAGTCTCCTTGAAGGAAGATACCCTCAATAAACATAGACTTTTTACCGCCTCGCTCTTCGACGATAACTTCTACATTTTCGATTTCTTCTGTAATGAGTTTCATTGGTTTAATTAGTAAATCCTACTTTTACACCTTTAACATCAGCACCACTAGCAAACACTGTGAACGCTGCTTGTTTTTCTAGAATTTCGGTAGTACCTGCTTTGAGTGTGAATGTACCCACTCCAGTACCGCCTCTAGTTTCTTGAACGGTGATTACTCTGTCAGCAGCATTGCCATTGTAAAGACGAACACAGGTTGCTTGGGTAAAACTTACCCCAGTACCAGCCGTGGTTGGTACACTAACCTCGTCTGAACCGAGTAATAATATCCTAGACATTAGGCTCCTCTTCTGCTGTTGCTACTTCAGGGGACTCTTCACTTTCAACGCTTCCAAAAAGACTTGCTGCTGCAGCAGGACGAGAATCGTCTACTTTACCAGCGGCTTTTGCATATAAAAGGTCTTTGATCTGGTCGCTAATATCTGCTGCGGAATTGCCCGAAGCAATCATATTGACTAGTTCTTCCATAATAAAACATTAGAGTTATAAACTTATTTATTAGTATTAGATTTCTCCTTCTCCAGATTTAGGTAATTTTGCAGGTGTTTGCATTCCAGGTGGTTGCTCTGGTGTACCTGGCATACCAGGACCAAAACCTTGTTCCGCACCTCCTGCACCATCAGGTCCCATACCCATCGCAGCTTGCTGTTCAAACTCTAGCATTTGTTGATTAGGATCAGGTAAAACACCTTTTTCAATCTCTTGTTCTATTTGTTGATCTATTTCTACGATCTCTTGATCCCTTTGACGGAGTACTTGTCTTCTAATATACTCTGTAGAATAGTAACGACCAGCATAAGGTTCGATCATTCCTAAAAGTCCTAAACGACCTTCCATTAATTCCTTATCTTTAAGTTCCGCAAAATGATTATCATATAAGAAGTCAAACTGTATATGCTCATTCATTGTATCCCAATCTTGTGGGGTAATAATATTCTTTAGAAGTAGTTGAGTTCTTAATAGATCTAATAGTAAGTTACTAAAACGCTTACGCAATCTACCAACAAACTTGCTGAACTTAAGTTCGTCTCTTAATATCTCTGATGATCTACCTAAATTAAATCCATCTCCAGAACCAGCAATTCTAGACTCAGGAATTGCTAATGATCTGTAAAGTTTTTTCTGGAAGTATTCAATGTCTGCTAGTTCACCTAAGTTTTGTCCGCCAGGTAATGTAGTAATTTCAGTTCCTCTACCACCTTCTCTACGAGGTAACCAGAAATCTTCTAGCATACTCATCATTCTCTTATCGTCTCTTATCTCACCACTATTAGAATCATATACCAACTTGTTACGGTAACGCATCATAACTTCACGGAGATATTGTTCTGCCTTTACTTTAGGTAGATTACCAACATCAATATAAAATATTCTTCTTTCTGGTGCTCTTGATAATCTGTATATAACAAGAGAGTCCTCAATCATTCTTAACTGATTAAGTGCTTTGATTGCTTTATGTAAGTATGATAATCCAGTTCCTTTATTTCTATCTACCAATCCAGCAGTACAATATGCAACGGAATCTTTTGCAAGTTTAATACCTTTCAATGCTGATCCTGCACCTGCTACACCAATGTTAGTTGGATATTGTGCTTTTGGTGTGTATAGAAAATACTCTTCTATTTCTGGAAAGTATACTTTATCATTCTCATGCACATTCTGCATGTTGAATAAGTTACTCTTATCATCTTTCTTCTTTTCCTTACGCACATAACGCATCTTAAGAGGATCGATATATCTTAATTCTTGTAAACCCTCTTCTGGTTTTTTAATGTCTATGACTTTATTGTAATATAATCTTCCGTCAACATACCAGTTTCTAAAAATCTCATGACTTTTTGTGTCGAAATCAAGAAGATCTTTAATATGTTTAAATTCTTTGCGGATAATATTTTTAATACCATCACTTGCATTTAGATTCTCTAGGTCTATTTCTACAGGAGAATCATTAGTATCAGATACTATTGCTTCGTTTACAACATCTTCTACAGCATTGTCCACCTCTGGGTGTAATGCCATCTCACGATACTTTCTTATAAGTTCATGTTCTGTTTTGTAGATACCCTCAAGATCTACAACCTGACTAGAAAAACCACCCTGAATATAATAATCAACCCCAGCCTCACCTGTCGGTGGAATGGGGCTGACTATACCCTTGGCGTTCTTTTCGTCTTTATCCTCAATTGAGAAACCAAATAGTTTCGCCATTACTAGTTTTTTACTAACTTATATTCTTATTTATCAGGCCACATCTCCACCATTTCCAGCAGCTTCCCACCACTGTACTTGGAGATTAACTGTAAATTCTTCAACAGCATCAGAGTTATCGTATGAAAGATCCAACTGAGATACCTGTGTTGGGAACACACTATAGAATTTATATGTTCTAAGAATAGGCATATTTGATGCAGACTCCTGTGAGTTTGGAGTAACAGCAGATCTACCTAACTGATAGACATAAGCATCTCTAGTATAATCTTCTGGGTTAGTATTACCAGATGTATCTGAAACTTTTGCCATTGAGTTCATCCATCTCTCGAAAGAAGAACGGATAGCAAAATCTGAATCGTTGATTACAGTGATTTGCCATTCATCGAATGTTCTGTCACCTGCAATTTTTAACTGTCTACCTCTAAAAGGTACTACTATTGGAGCAATGTTAGACGCTGGAAGTGCAGCAGACTTAACTAAGAATCTAGCTTTTGAATCTAGATCGTTGACACTAGCATCAACTACTCCGTCTGGGAATGCAAGTACAACCTCAAACAGGTTAGGTCTTGCGATACCACCTGACAACCTTGACTTAAATTTGTCAATTGTCCTATCGGCGGTCTTAGGTGGGTTTTGGTTAGTAATGGCCATTTAATGTTTACCTCTGGGATTTTAATAAAGTTAGATCAAACTCGACCAATAACTTCTTCAAAGCTAACACCTGTGCGTGTAGCAACGAATGTAAGACCGATGAAGTTGATAGATCTTGCTGGCTTGATGTAAATGTCAGCAACGAATTCGTTACTGTCAATAATTGCAGCAGTGTTATTTGTTTCATCACAAACTAAAACGAAGTCTGTGATACCTCTCTTAGATTGTACATCTCTCAAGAAAGGTTCAACGATATTGATGAAGTTAATTCTTGTAATCTCATCGTTGAATTCAAATAGTTGATCTTTTGCAGCAGCAGCGATTGCTTTTTCTAGGAAGATAAACAAACGACGAACATTAATTCTATCGAATGCTGATGCTCTACCAAGACCTGTTTTATCACCAAATAAGATGATACCAGCACCAGGTGAGAAGATAACTGGGTTTACTCTAGAAGAGTAAAGTTTGTCTCTTTCTACTTGAGTTGGGTTGTATGCTAACTTAACAGCATTGAGGATTGATCCTCTTTGTGTTCCGCCTGGTGAGAACCAAGGGAAGTTGTTGATATCGTTTCTAGCACAGATACCTGCAATGTCTCCGTTTAGAGGTACATAGCGGAACTGTTTACTGAAGCGATCATACATGTACTTGTAACCACTATCAAATATGGCATAAGAAGATGATGAAATCGCTGAATAGAAACTAATAATTGCAGATGTAATTGTATCTGACTTAAGTGTCAAATCTTCTCCATCTCCAGAAGAAGCTAAGAATGCTTGTCTGTGAGGAGAGATACATGCTACACAGTCTTTTCTAATTTCAGCAACAGCAATTAACTTATTAGCAAGTGCTTGAGTTTCTTCTTTACCATGAGCACCAGATCCCATGATAAGGAAATCTAGTGGGTATGCATCTTTATTTGCTAAAAGATCATATCCTTCTGAAAGATCTCCAACTGTTACTTTTAGTGCATCAGTTGTATCGATGGTTGTTTTTCCACCGTAATCTGTACCACCTGAGAGTGATGCTACATAATTTCCAATCGCAGCAAAGGAAATATTTTCAGTATCCTGATCCCATGCTACATCAGATACAGGGTTGAAATCTGCATCAAGATCAGTAGTGATAACTCCAGCTGGAGCACCACCAGCAAATATATTTGGACTACCTATTTCAATAACCTTTCTATAGTATTGTGCATTACCTACTGAGTAGATAGCATCTTTTGCTTTAGAGGTAGTAGTAAACTTGTCGAGAAGAGTACCTGCATTACCAGTAATCTTACCTGAGTCATCATAGACAACTACATGAACTTCATCATTCTTAGAGTTTCTCTCTTTTGCATAATTAGAAGTTCCTGGTCTTTCAGCTAAGTTATTCCAGTAAATTTTCTCTCCGTCTGTTAATGTGAACCATTGGCTATCGAACCAATCTTTCTCTCCAGTATAATCAAGAGTACCAGGAGCAAATTCTTGTGCAGCAAGATAACGGTTATCACCAACAGTAACACCAGCACCTGTTAAAGCAGATAAGAAATTACCACTACCAAAACTAGATCCGTATGAAACTGTGCTTGCTTGCCAACCTAACTTACCACTACCGATAGCAGATTGTACATGAACATGAATACCACCGCTTGCATTACCTGTTTCTGTGAATGCATAAACTCCACCAGGTGTGTAGTCTACTGAAGTTTCAGTACCAGCAGCACTAACATGAGATACTACTTTAACTGATACTTGACCTGTTCCAACTTCAGTGATTACCCCTTTAAGATATCCATCAAGAACTGATGTTGAACCAGCACCTGCTATCACAGTATTAGCAGGGATTGCTTGTGTTACACCGAGACCAACTGTTAAATCTATTGGAGATAAACCATCTTCATATCCAGCGACAGCAGCAAGACCACCATTAGCAGTTGATGAGAAACCTAAAACAGAGACAGTAGCGATACCAGTTAATATTTGATCAGCAAGACCATCTATCATTGCTACCTTAAGACCGTTACCCCATGAACCAGGATTCTTAGCAGCAAACACAACATTAGAAATGTTATTCTCTGCATATCCTTTGGTCACATAATCGTCACCACTTTTGATGATTACGCTTGAAGCAGTACCAACAAAGGCATTCTTCAAACCAGATTCATTTGAACGAACAACCTGTAGCACACCACCATATGCAAGATATGATGAGGCAGTTAACCAGTATTCGTAATGATTGCTGTCCCTATATGGTGAACCGAAGGTATCGAGAAGATCCGCTTCTGTTTCTATAAGGGTTGGTTTTTCTACAGGTCCTTTCGCAAAGGGAGCAACTAAACCACCAGACTTTGTAGATGTAGGATCTACTCTACCATTGGTTAAGTCAATTTCCTTTACAATTATTCCTGGAGATGCTAAATTCAGGGGCATCTTTTTCTCCTCGGTGAATTCTAAATTCCTAAGATTATTTATTGTTTAAGGTGTTTTCATCGGGGAAACACTGGGTGAACATTACCAATCAGGATACATCCAAATATTATTATCTAACTTTTTTCTTTTTAATTTTATTCTTTTCTTTGTACATTCCTTACACTCGTATGAGTAAGAAGATGCTACGCTCCCTCTATCTTTATGAGTCTTATAAAATTCTGTTAGTAAATCTTTTACTTTTTTACAGCATCTACATTTTCTCTCTTGGAGAACTAGATGACCTAGATCGAATTCTTCGGTGAAGTCCATTCTTTTAAGATCCAACTGCTAGAGTTTTGTTTGTGTGTACCACCAACCCCAAATGCAAATTGCACTCTAGGATCTTTATCAAATGCATCTATCTCAGGTATATTATCCTGAGTCCTATCTCCACCATTAGCAAATAAAACATCATCAAATAACACTAAAGTTTTTTTGATGAGATCTATAGAACTGTTGTCATCGTCATTAAATGCTACAGCACTATCAACCATTCTCAATTCTCTAATAACTGACAACCTTTCTTCTATTGGCATAAATGGTTTACCCTTCTTTCTAGTTAACCATTCATCGGAGTTTAATCCTACTATAAGAATGTCTCCTAATTTCTTTGCCTCTTTAAAATGTTCAATGTGTCCACTATGGATAGGATCAAATCCACCACTAACAATAACTATTCTCATTTTTGTTCCTGTAATTTTTCTACAACTGTCTTTGCTTGCATTGGTGCAATATCATTTAATCCATTAGCATCAAACCAAGGTGCTTCTTCCCAATCAAATCCTTCGCCAAATGTATTGTCGGGTGACATAACATACCAATGACACTTAGCATCAGGTATATCTACAGCACACACTGCCCAATCATCTGCCCACTGGGGCACTTGCACATACATTACTGGTAGATGATTAGCAAATAGTGATAGTATGAATGCGAATATCATAATATTGAAATTGTTTGTGATCCGTCTTTATTATCTATTATAGTTATTTTTTTCTTTGGAAATGATTTTTGTAATAATCTTTTTAGTTTCAAATGTTTAAACATTAGTAATAATCCCACATGTAAGACATATCACCATATGTTGATGACATCTCTTTGTCTACTGTCCACTTAGTTCCTTCATCATCGACAAACTCATCATCAGTTAGTCCATCACTAATAAATCCAAATGGTGCCATATCTTGTTCTATTTGCTCTTTCTGTTCTTCATATATTCTTTTACGAACATCATTGTCCGTCATTTCTCTGAAGTAATCTTGAGCAACTAACCATGCAAAGATAACTAAGCACATTGCTAAGTCATCGTGGCAACCTTCTTCTGCCTCCCATGATTGCTTCTTTTGTATGAAGGTAGTCAACTCTGATATTATATCATAATCTTTAGTTTCTAGTTTATCCTCTTCAATCAACGCTTTTAAATTAGAGCATCCAGTCTTCTTAACTGCCTGTGTCATTCTAACACCCATTTGTGTTTTCTTACCAGAGAATCCAGATCCAACTACTTGACCATTTCTACCTCTCATAGAACACATGAGAACATTCTCATATTCCAAATCATATTGAAGTATAGTTGCAACCTGTTCTCCTATATCATTTACTTCTATCAAAGCATATGCATAATTATATGCTTTACACATATCCTCAATTATAGAAGGAAATAGCATAGGTTTTATTTCATTGTTCTTATATCTTGCTACTGTCCTATATGGGAACTGAGTAATATCAAATACCACAAAGGCAGAATAGTCATGATCTATACCCCTAGCAGTATCAACAGTTATGATATAGTTGTGATCTTTTTGTGGTGCTTCGTATACAACTAATCCTTTACCATTATCCTGTATAGGATCTTCAAATACTAATGTTCTTAATTTAGAAACTGCTATAAGCGTGTCAACAGATCCTAAGAACTCACACTCAAACTCAACTTTAAACTGTTGCTCTGATGTGTTTGAAATAGTTTGTGCTTTCCAACTAGCATCTCTACCTGGCACTTCTGACCAGTGAACTTCAGTTGGTGTGTATTCATTCTTTCCTCGTTGAGCATTATGCCAATACCTATAAAAATGGTTCATTCCGTGAGGAGTAGAAACCATTATGACTTTGGTTGTTTTACCAGAAGTGATAGTAGGATATACTGAGCTGAAGAATGCGTCAGCAATATGATTAGGCACAAAGGCAAACTCATCCAAAAATAGAATGTTGAAAGACATACCCCTAACTGCAGATGCAGAGGTAGATGCTGCAAGTATTTTAGATCCATTTTCTAACTCCAATGATCCTTTGTTCCAAGATATAATACCCTGTTGCATCCATTTAGGTAAATTCTCATATGCAGTTTGTAATCTACCTAATAGTTCTCTTGCAGTTGCTGCTTTGTTTGCCAGAATACCAATGTTTACACTATCATTGAATACTGCATAATGTAGTAGATAAGAAACAGCAGTTGTAGATTTACCAGTCTGCCGAGGCATTTTGCATATATTGAATCTACTCTCATGAAAATTTCTAATTAATTTCTCCTGAAAAGGATACATCTTAAATTTAACAAGACCTTCATCTAGTGATACTATCTTTACATAATTTTTCGCAAAGTAAATTGGATCTCGTTTACACTTGATCCATTCTTCTACTTGTTTTTTTGTAAATTGTATCTCAGTATTTGCCTTTTTTAAATTAGGATTACCTAGATAAATTTCTTCTTTTGCTACCATTAACCTGCGTCTAGCGTACCAAATGATCTACGAATTTCTCTGAGTTCTTCAAAGTCTTTCTTCTTTGTACCACCATCATATCCCCAAGCGTACCCTTCATCAATCATTTGTTCATTGAGAGACACTTCTGCGTCCCCGATGTAACACCACCCCAGTAACCGTCCGTACTTCCCAACGCCCCCCACAAGCTCAGTACGAATGAAAAGCTGATCATCACCAGCAAGTGTGCTCTCCAATTTTTCTTTAAGCCAGTTGGTAGCATCGATTCCTAACTCCTTTTCTTCCAAGTTTCTTGTTCTTTTCTCTGGCGTATCAACTCCTGCAATTCTAACTCTCTCTTTCTTGTATAGATCAAACCCAAGATCAATGGTGACATCAATAGTATCCCCGTCAAGAACACGATTAATCTCCGTCACTCGAAAGTTGTAACAACTCTTCCTGCTCGGTGGGGTCATTGTTCCCATCAGACATCTCCTTATAAGCCATTCTAAGTATATAGTAGATATACCAAGATACCGCTACAAGGAGTATTGCAATCATCCAGATTACACCCCAGACAATCATTGCCAATATTCATCTAAAACATCAAACACTCTATTAAGATATTCGTTTGCTCCTTGACACTCCCATTCTCCTTTCTCTCCAATCTCACACTTGTAATGTAGTTCTCTTTTAAGTTGCATAAGTCTATTAGTCATTGCTACTTTATCCAGTCTACCGTTCATCTTAGTCCTCCTTAATACAGTATTCAGCAGCATGAGGATTATTAAAACCTTCTAAGTCTTCTCTTGCTTGCTTTATAGCAGTGAATGCATCGTCTGCATATTCGCAGATTTCATGCATATCGTGTTGGTTATCGTGATAACCTACGGTATAATGGGACATGATAGTTTCAACTCCATTTCCCAGTATTTATCTACATTCTCTGTATTTTTGGATGTACTGTTAGAGTATCAAAGCAACTCTTTTTTAGATGTTTTGAAATACTTATTAATGATATCAATTTGATCTTGATACTTAGCAATCATATCTAATTCTTGTTCAATTGCCTCAACTATATTTGAGTGCTCACCAATACCTGCAGGATTAGTAAGATACACTTCTACATTAGCAACATGCTTTTGGATATCTCCTTGGGCGTGTGCCAGCAGTGCTTTGATTAATTGTTCTCTCATATACAATATAGTTTTACTGTATATATTATACTACATCTTGTAGTTTTCTGTCTTCTTAGGTGACTCAGCAATAATTTTTAATGGTGCTTGTTCTATAATAATAGTCTGTGTAGGACCACCATTCTTACCAATTCCACTAGCACCAGGTGGCATTTTCATAGTACCATCGCCTTTCTTAGAAGCCGTTTGAATTCCAAAACTAGCTAAAACTCCTGTGAAAACCGAAGCTATAAAAGTTGGATCTATCTTTTGTTGTGGTACACCTGGTATAGCAACATAATTTAAAGTTAGTATTCCACCACTCCAAACTAATACACCAAGTCTCACAAAGGTAGAGATAATCGCTGCTTGTTCGTCTTCATCTGGTAATATTTTCTCTTTTATCTTACCAATAATTCCTTTAGGTGCTTCTTTCTTTTCTGTCATGATTTCTTCTAGAAGGCACTTTTATTTAGAGTTTCCCATCTCTTTGAGCATTTTCTGCAACTCTGCAGTGCTACCAACGAACATAGCATTGTTTGTTACATTAGTTGTTCCTTTAGATTTTGTCTCATCAATATCTTTTAACTTCTTCTGTAGATCTAATAATTTATCAGTGGTATCAGCAACACTCTTAAGAACTTGTCCAGCAACTTCAAATGCTCTTGGAGATTGTGTCTCGTCTGCTAACTCCATAATACCATTAAGAGTCTCCTGCCCCTTTTCAATTAGAGAATAGAGATTGCCTCTGGTATATTCATAATCTTTATCAAGTTCTTTACTAACATCCCTTGTTGAAAGTTCTGGTTTAACTTCAGGTGTAGCAGTAACTTCCACATCAATACTATTAGTATTTAATGCTTTATCTATAGATCCAAAATCTTTTTTCATGTCAACACTTCCACTTTCTAAGTGCTAATGCTTTACGAGTGGGTTCACCATTAGGTTTTTTCATAGGTCCTTTTACACCACCCATACGAGCACAGAAAGATCTCTTTCTAGGTCCGCCTTCGGGTTGTGGTGCTTTTAAATCAGAACCAGGATTTTCTCTTTCATATGATTTTCTACCTTTCTCATTCAATCCTCCTGATTTATTCTTACCTTCCTTCCTCTGCCATGCAGCAGATTTAGCTTCGGTAATAAATTCATCAAAAGTCATTTTTTGTCTCCAATGGATTCTGATCCACCAACAGCAAAAGGATTATATTTTGCTCTGGCTAATCTAAACATCTTCTCATGTATAGTTATATTATCTTCTTCGTCTACACCAGGAGGTTGATACTCACATGGCATAGTATCGATAGGGTCTTCTTCTTTAATAGGCATAAGATCTAGGGGGTTAATTTTATCATCGAACCAAGCATCATAGGGAACATTCTCTCTTGCAGGTGCGAAATAGGTCATACATCCTCTCTTCTTGTTGGACTATATTGTTTACTATCGAAGAACATAGTAGACTCCTCACTAAATCCAAAGTCATCATCTGGTTCTGCATCAACAGGATCTGGAGTTGCAGTATACCTCATTTCACGCTTCGCATTTTGTTTATCAGTATTTGTATAGTAATCGACTTGAACCTTACGGATGATTCCATCTGTAGATTCTGCAATAGGACCGAATAGATAGGTCTTTGCACTAAATGTCATAGTATACATCAATACTCTACGAGTACTAAAATCTCCTTCATATTCATCTGTAAAAGATATATTCTCCAGAACAACTGGTATATCTCGTTTTTCACCAATAGAACTTACTAAGTCTACTGTAATATTAAATGCAGGTTGAAAGAAAGGAAGAATTTGTTCTACGATCTGCAATGCATCATCATTCAATTTACACATAATGTTAAGTTCAAACCCAACATTATACGGAACAGGAAGATAAACTTTTTTTACTTTATCGGCACCATCCAGTGCTTTATAAGTTTTAGTAACAGAAGTTTTTCTTGTTGCATCATATGACAAGTCAGTCATTTCAAATGACATTCTTGGTAATGATATTGCAGTTGGTTTATTCAGTTCCTGTAACTGTTCTAATCTTGCAAGAAACTTTGCCCTAGGACCATATGCCAAAGGAACATTAAGATCACTAATTACTTTACCATCCTTGTCCTGTTTTTGAACATGAATTTCATTAAAAAGTGTTCCGAAGGATATGACAGTCCTTCGTAATATTTCGTGATAAAAATAGGTACCTAACATTAATAATTACCAAATGGATTAGTCTCTGCAAAATCAATGATCTCATCTGCCTCAAGTTCAAACTCATCATTAGATGTGTAAGCACTAGTGGTGTCAACACCAGTGTGTGATAGAACTTGGTATCTAGCAGACGAAGCAGTTCCAGTTATGTACTCACCAGGAGTGAATACACCATTATTTATTGACAACTTCAGTTTTCTCTCTATTACATTCCATTCTTTAACATATGCTTCTGTTCCAGATTCAGATCCAAGAACTCTTTCATTATAGAAATATGTTCCAACTCCAGTAGAAATTGGAGAACCAATTGTGATAGTAGGAGTTCCCTCATAACCACTACCAGCATTGCTAAGATAAATTCTACTTAATTTATCACCCTCAAGAGTAGCAATAGCAGTTGCTTGTACTTGACCAGGTTTACTACCTACAGTTCCTGTAGTTCCAATAGCAACATTTGATGGATGTTGAATACTTATGATAGGTGGTTGAATATAATTATTACCAATAGAAGTAATACGAATAGAAGTAATACCACTACTTGTCAAAGATGCTGTAGCAGCAGCACCTACGCCTGGTCCTCCGAAAGTAATTGCTGGAGCCTCTGTATATGCAAAACCTGGATTTTGTAGTACTACAGAATCCACAGAATATAGACCAGACCTTGATGTGTTGAAGGCAAATGCACCAGCTCTACTTGAAGTAACACCAGCAGGAGAGGGTGCGATTGTGACAGAGGGTGCGGAAGTATAGTTATATCCGTCATTGTTAAGTGTGATGAATTGTAGGGCACCTTGAGAAGCAAATGAGTCAACTATTGCAATAGCAGTTGATCCGATACCTGCCATAGCGACTGTAGTTACTTCTCCCTCATCATCAACTCTTTGATCTATTACAGCAACATTAGTGTCAATATACTCATCCTCATAACGGAATAGTTCACACTGAAGTTCATAGATATAATTCTTACCAAGTTGGTAAAAAGGATTTTCAAACTCTACATGTTTGATTTCAAAAAGTCTTTCTCCTAATGGAAAATATATTAGATCACCTTCTTTAGGTCTAGTACCAAACATGATCTCAGTTCCAGCATTCTTTGGATCATGAGTAACAACAAATGGTGCTACAAAATCTTCATATCTTTCTCGTGATATAGTTAGTGTAATCTCATTTTCTAGATTGACACCAAACTTAGTCATAATATCACTACCTTTAGCATACCCTTCATAATTGTTTAGATATGCTTCAATAACATAAGCATCATTAAATTTAGATGATTGAACTTCTCCAAGCACATCATCAGTTTCAATCATTTTTCTGGGTAGATAATAAACATCTATCCCAAATATTTTTAAGTGCTCGTCAATTAATTCTTGAACAAGTTTTTGTTCAGTGGGCGAACCTTGAAGAAAGAATGGATTAAGTGCCATATCATCCTATCATATCAAGTGGAGGTAATTCGTAATCTGTCATCATTTTCTCTTCTATCCTTTGTATTTCCATTACAGCATCTTCATATATTTGTCTACCATTTAATTCAATTCCACCAGGAAGTTTAACTCCTTGGAACTTAGTTAAATTAGTACCCCATTGTTTTTTAACTGCTTGAGTAAAATATCTTTTGATGAAGTAATCATTATAGACTCCACTATAATTAGCAGGATCCATAATTCTATGACAATTTAAAATTATGTATGTACCTTCTGTCATTGATCCCCAATCAATATCAAGATATAACTTTCCATTTCTCTTATTAAATCTAGTTGGTTTTTCTGTAGATAGTAGGAAATCAATGTCCTCTAGATAGGTCTTAGTCATTGCATAACTTAGAAGTCCACTATATCCAAGATTAAATGCAACATCATTCAGGAACAATTGATATTTGAAACTGAACATATTGTTTGATATAAAACTAGCATCGAAAACAAATACTCTTTCTATACCAATAACAGAATCTGGTAATGGAAATTCACTTTGATTCTCTTCCCAATTAAAAGATAAAGTTGTATTAGCAGAACCTACAATATTACTAGTTGTAGTTGTTGTAGTAATACCTAATGACTCACTACCACCTCTTGCCCTTCCACGCTTTATATCGTCAGCAGTAATTTTATATTTCAAATAAACTCTTTCTACACCATCAAAATGGCGTTCATAAAAAAGTTGTAATGTATCATCAAGAGCATCTTCCACTTGCTCATCAGCAACATTAATTTCTAATACAGGGGCACCAAGTTGTCTAAGAGCGTAGTCTTTCAACTCCTCTCTTGTGGTCGGTTTTGCCATTAGAAGAATCCTCCATCAATCGATTCAGACCATATTGGTTCTCCAGATGAGTTCACGGTAAGAACATAGTCGGAGACAGTTATGAATCCAACAGTACTTAGGCCACTAACAATCTTACCTGTTGCATCAAAGTATGCGATTCCGTTAGGACCACTATACCCAATACCATTTGCAGAATCTGGATAATATAAACCATTCTTGAATGTACCATATCCTACAACCAATAGATTGTCATTGACATCTACTTGATCTTCAGAAGATTCAAGAACCAATTTACCACTGGTAGTAGTAATTTTAGTAGTAGAAGTAGCAGTACCAATTTGAATATTCTTAGAGGTTGTTACTCCAGTAATAACCATAGCAGCAATTGTTGCTATGCCAGTGATGTTTATATTTCTACCATCTATCTCATCATATACAACATCACCAACAACATTTAAGTTACCTGCAATGAATACATCATCGTTGAAAGTTGTGATTCCAACAACAGTCATTCCAGCACTAACAACTGCATCAGTAGCAACTAATAATTGTCCAGTTTGTAATTCACCACTAACACTAACACCAGCACCTAGAGTTTCTAATCTAGGACCGTTATTATGGAATAATTTAACTGAACCATCAGCAGTAAAGTTAGCAAGAGTTTCACCAGTATACTTCTGTAACTGAATCTCATTAGAACGAATTGCAAGAGCACCGAATCCTGAATCGTCAATGTAAGATCCGAAAGATGGGTTATGGTAGATCTTAAGATCTCCACCATCTCCAAAGTGTACCGCAGCATTATCTGCATAAGTTACAATACCACTAACCTGACCATCTGTTAGTGTCATAGAAGTTATAACACCAGCATTTATTTTGGCGTTAACTATATCACCATCTGTAACATCGATAGTAGAAATAGTTGCAGCAGTACCAACCAAGTCAGTTGCAATACCAGATGTTATCTTAACAGTTTTAAGATCAGCAGTCTCTGTATCGAAAGTTGTAATAGTACCAACACCAGATACATCTAAGTTTCCTGTTACGCCAATACCAGTAGAATCTATAATACCAGATACATCTAAGTTTCCGTTGATGTCTCCACCAGTAGAAGTTATGATACCAGCAACATTAAGAGCACCACCAAATGTACCAACGCCAGTTACATTAACATTTTCAAATCTAGCAGTATCTAAAACATCTAATCTATCTCTGACTGCAGCAGTTCCAATACCAACTTTCTGATTGGCATCGACACGCATTGCCTCATCGCCATCTGTAGAAAGACGGATAGTTCCATCAGTACCACTATCAGTAAGAGCAACAGATGTATCACCTTTCTGGAATGCATCTAGTTGAATAACTGTAGCAGTTAAGATACCTAAAACATTTACATCACCAGTAATGTTGATGTCTCCTGAACCAGCAGGATCAATGTTAATATCTCCTGAAGTAGATTCTATGTTATTTCCAGCTATCTGGATGTTACCAAATGTACCACTGTTAGGTGTAATCTGACTGCTATTTGAACCGTCAGTGATTGTTAGATTAGATAATGCCTGAAGACTTGTTACTTGTTGTGAGAATGATACTGTACCATTTTCTTGATCAACAAAGAATGCTTCACCAACTCTGAAATCT